TGCAACAAATGAAAGTGAAAGGCTCAAAGTGGATGGCATTGGATTTCAAGGCTTTTGACAAGAGTATCACTAGTCAGATGATGTGGGCTGTCTTCAGTGTGATCAAGCGCTCTTTTGAGCTGAAAGGTGTGGCTGTTCCCGATGAGATGGAAATGCTGTTTGGGTGTGTGGCTGAACCAAGGTACATAATATACAATGATGTTTGGCAAATGAGCAGGACTCATCCTTCTGGAGAGCCGATGACTGCTGTCTTGAATTCAATTCTGGTATCTATCTTGTATAGATATTGTTTTGTCAAGATTGCTTCATCGGTGGATCCTATGAAGGCGAGTCCTGAGCAATTGCGGCATTGTGTATCATTGTGTTCATATGGTGATGACAACATTGCAACGGTGCATCCATCTTGTTCATGGTTCAATCAACAGGCTTTGACAGCTGCTATGAGAGAAATTGGAATGCAAATGACACCTGCACAGAAAGATACTGAGATGAAGATCTATGAAAAGTGTGATGAAGTTACATTTTTGCAACGTCATTGGCAATGGTCAGAGAAACATGGTGTACATGTTCCTTTGAGAAAAGTCAAGGATATTGTGGAAATGGTGAATTGGATTCGCACTGGGAATGATCCTCATGAACAAGTGTGTTTGAATGTGGATGATGCTTTGTATGAGTTGCATTTTCATGGCGTGAGTGTGTACAATATGTGGAGAGGCAAGTTTGAGACTGCATTGAATTTAATGGATATCAAGCATGTGACTCTATCGTATGGTGAGCAGTTGCGTTTGTGGAATGAGAGATACAGAGTGTAATGTGTATGAATGTGTTTCAGCTCATTGGGCTGTATGCAAACTCTTTCAGTTGTGAGAGGTGACACTGACATTAGCATTTAGCGAATGTTTAATGTAAATAGCCAGAGTGCAAGTGAGAGAGCCTGGGTTTATTGCTTGCATGTTTTCATAGATACAACAGGCTTCAATGTGACGTATGGCAGAAATAAATGAAAATGTTGATTTGGAGAAAGAGAATACCGTGTTGTTTGCTGATTCAACAAAGGTTGATAAAGTGAATGTTACCCCTCACCAGCTGAGTTTTAACGATTATGTTAAAAGTTGGTCGGAGAAGGGTGAAGGAACGAAAGAAGCATCACAAGATATTATCTCTATGTTATCTCGTCCAGGATTGGTTGCCAATTTTGAATGGGCTGAAACTGATGAGAATGATAAATTGTTGCGTGTGGTCGATATTCCAGAGATGATTATGAGTAGTAAGTTCAAGGCAGCAAAACTGAAATATTTCAAGTATTTTAGATCGGATTTCCGTTTGCGTGTCGTGATTAATGCTACTCGTTTCCATGCTGGAAGATTGTTGATTGTGTGGGCACCTGGGACTAAGTTGTGTTCGGTTGCAGGAAGGAATGAATTGGATATTGCTTCTCTATTGTGTTTTCCAAGCATTATAGTGGATCCAGCAACTAATCAATCAACTGAATTCACTATTCCGTTCATATCTCCATTTTTGTACTATCCGAATATTACTTATGGGGACGCTACTGCTGACTTGTGTCAATTTTTGACTCAGAATATGGGAGTTGTGAAAGTGTTTGTTCTCAACAAATTGTCGTCTGGTCAAACAACTACAACACCAGTTTCTATCTCTATATATGGGTGGTTTGAGAAGCCAGTTGTATCTGTTCCAATTTATGCCGAGATGGGTGTTGTGTCAGATGTAATTGATGGACTTGTTTCACCAATGACAGAGATTGTAACAACAGCTACTGATGCTGCATCTGGAGCTAGTCGCATGCTTCGTACTGTAGGGTTATCAAAACCAGACAATATAGGAGCAAATATGCGAGTAACGCCAGTCGTAGCAAGTTCATTAGCTTATGGAGTTGGATGTGACACCATTGAGAAATTGACAATAGACCCAAAGGCAAATTTGGAACCGTGCAATGAACTTTTTGGAACCAAGGATGATGAAATGGACATTGTTTATATAGGGAAGACGTGGGCACTGCTAGCAAGAGCTGAGTGGACAACAACTGCAAAGAGTGGAGATAAGATCTGGTCTGCTGATTTGTTTCCGCCACAGACAACAACTGCAGGGTGGATGTTACGAGCTTTCAAATACTGGTGTGGTAATGTGAGAGTAAGGATTCAAATTGTTGCAAATCAATTTGTGACTGGTAGAGTGATGGCTGTTTATATTCCTAGCGGAGTTGATTTGCCTGAGACTGCAATTTTGTCGGATTATTCTGACCAAATGTATAATCAGGTATACGATTTGACTGGAACATCAGAGTCGGAATTCACAATACCATTCAATGCTCCTTATCCCGTGTTGCCAACACCAGCGTTTGCAAGATCAGATACGTCTGATTATTGTGGAATTGACCACTATTCAATTGGTACAATTAGATTAGTGGTTGTAAATCCATTGAGAACAACGAAATCTACAGCAGAAAAAGTGTACATTAATATGTACATGTCTTTTGATGATGATTTGGAAGTTTATTGGCCTACATTAGTTGGAATTCATGGATCAGTGTATGCTTCCAATGTCTCATGGGACCAGATGGTCTTTACTGCAACGGAAGCAGATGCGGATGCTAAGAATCAATTTCCAACTCCAGCAGCACAAGCATTTACTCAATCTGGAGTCTTGTTTCAAGAATCAACAAGTGAACAAGACAAAGAAAGTGAATACGAAATGTTCCTGGATGCGGAAAATTTGGAGCTGGTGGCACAATCTGGTCGTTTGATGGCTGAAGGGGAAAAAGAAGAAGCGAAGATTGCTAATAAGAAACCCAAAGGAAAATCAGATGGACCAAAGCCAGTTGTGCAGAGTTCCAGGATTTCAACTAAACCAAATCCACTGTGGGTCTCTAGACGTGAAGCTGGATTCGCTGCAAAGTATAACTTTGGAGAGCGTGTGACCAATTTGAGGCAAGTGATCAAGAGATATTCAGTGGCTTACCATATGAAGGGTGATCTTTTGACTGCTGCGTCTGTGCCCACTGATTCTTCTGCAACTTCAGTGTTGCCAACTGTAACTTTTGCATTGGGAGCTGCTCCTTTTGCAGATGCTACAATTTCATCTTCCACCTCAATAATTAGAACTAGTGAGGCACATCGTGTAGTTAGTTGCTGGACTTTTCTTTCATATTTTGGCTGTATCTATAGATTTCAGAGAGGTGGAGTGAGAATGAAGTTTCTGATGGGAACTCAACCGAATATGAGTGTGATTGCAGCTCCAGGTTACCCTCCGTCGATATCAGCGCAGGATAACGTGAAGAACAATCCATTCATACGAGGACCTACAGTGCTTAACTATCCTCTATTCCCCGTGTCTATAGGTGCAGGTGTGGATCGAAACAAGTATGCAATTAATGCTTTTTATGCTAGAAAGCTTTTGTCTTTTGTGACTGATGGCGCTATTGCTGCTTCTTGTGACATCAACCCTAATCTTGAAATGGAAATTCCTTACTA